TTCGCCAGTTGGATACCGAGATATGACTTAACGCGGGCGCCATAGCCCACAATCTTTTTGCTTACGCCATCCACTGTCATGGTACGTTCATACAGCTGCCCGCCGTTAAGCGCTTCGATGTCGAACATCATACCGCTGCCAAGGCCGTTCGGATCGTAAAGACCCGTCAGCTCCCCAGGGGTCCATGTGACTGCAAGGATAGAGTAGTTCGCACTTCCCGATCCGCCAGCACTTGCCGCTTTGCCCTGGGCGATTGCATACGCTCGCAGGTTGTTGTAGATGATCGCTTTTTCAAGGTCCTCACCTGTTTTGCGAAGGATCAAAGGCATTTTCTTACCGAAGTAAGCCGCCGCACCACCGAATTTACGAGCTTTGTCTTCCCCGACGAAGATCACGCCGCCAAGGATGGAAAGGTCGGTTTGTTTCAGCTCAGTCGTTGCATCAACGTCGCCCAGTTCGCCGTCCACGTCAACCTGGCTCGCGCCGGTTACGCTCGTGATCTCTTCATATACATTGTGCAGGCCGTGTGTGGCCGGTTCTGAAGGCATAGCCCCAACGATGGGCGCCTCTTCCAGTAGGTTATTTACCAGTGTGGTTTGCTTCGTCGCTTGTTCGATAGCAATCTCACGAAATACGTTGCTAAGAGCCATTGTAAGCCCTCCCTATTTTAGTTAAAGCCTTTGGCACGGAACATTTCCTCCGGGCTCATAGGTTTATCGTCGCTCTTCGGGGTTGGCTTGCCGCTACCGCCCTGAGCACCGCCGCCCTGCCCGCTCGACCCTTTGAGGATCGGAGCGAGCGCCGGGTTGGCCATAAGTTCTTTTTTGAAGTCGTCAAGCGTTGTGGCCGTTGGCTGACCGTCGGCCCCCAGGATGACCACACCCTCGTCGCCGTACTGCAGCCGTGGCCGCACATACGACGCAAGCAGGTCGCCCGAACCGTCAAGCGCAAGGCTTGTCAGCGAGAGGACGGTGTTGTCAATCTCTTTTTTAGCTACGTTGCCTTTGACCTCTTTCAGAGTGCCCTCAAGCTCGGATCGCTTTTTAACTTCCGCCTCATAAAGCGCCTTATAGTTACCCGTTTCCTCGGCCTGTTTGTCCTTGATCGCTTGAAGCTCCGCCTCCAGCTCTCTGGCACGTTGGGCCGCTGTTTTCTTTTCGCCCAGGACTTCGTCAAGCTTTTTCTTAAGTCCCGTCGTGTCTTCTAGCCCATCGACTTTTAGCCGACCTGACTCATCGTAGAAAGCCCGTACCTCCGGTGCGAGTGCTTCCAGTTCTTCCGGTGTGATTTGAAATTTAAGCATGTGATCCCCCAAGGATGTATGGGGGCATTATAACATAGATTAGATGGGGGTGTCTAGTTAACGGTGGAGATACTAACTTTCATTTGGGTTTGGAACTTTGAGCCTAGTGGTACTAGATGCTTTTTAACGGCATCTAAAAGCCCGGAGTCCACAACCAATTCAAAAGGTAAATGGAAACAGTGCCAGCTATTCTTCGCGATTGGGGTGGATACATCCTCTTGTCTTTTATCTGACATGTAGTCTAAAAATTCTTGCGGAAATTCCACACCGGCGAGCTTTTGCATCTCTGCAAGTGATAAATTACCTAAGCGTATGTATCCCATCACTCACACTCCTTCTCAACCAAAGTCGCATAACCCGCGATGGCGTGCCCGCTATCCGCATAAGTTGGATCGCCGTTAAGGATACGCCCGATTTTATGGGCGATCATCTCCAGGGATTCTTTAGCACTCGGGGTCAGCGTTTGCCAGTTCGGCGTGTTGGACATCACGGCTTTAAGGTCTTGCGTGATCTGGGCGTGCTTGTCAAAGTCGCCGTAGCGTTGGCCGCGTTCGTTTAGTGTATCTTGTACTGCCATCTCCCTATCTCCTTAATTGGTTTTACACTATTCTACCGTTTTTAACCCCAGTTCGTCAAGGGTAAGAGGCTTTAAAGTTTTCAAATCAATCAAATTGCGTAAATCCAGCTCGCCCGCGCGGAACGCCCGAGCGCGTGTCGGACCGAGTACGTCGTCCTGAAACGCGGCGGGCTGGCGGCGCAACCAGGTCGGATAAGTGAGTTTCGCCCCGACCGGCTCCGGCCCGTCCGCCCCACGACTGGCGCGTTCGCCCTCGATGCCTGGGATTCGGTATTTCGGAGCGACGATCGGCACGGTGGTCGTCCTACATCGAGGGTGGAAGGGTGGTAAGGGTCCACGGTCTAATTTGAACTCTTTACCATCGAGGGCAATGCAGATATCCGACGTTTTGCTGTCAAGCGTTGCGACGATCCGGTAGCCTGTGACCACATCGCTGTTCGCCGCATACGTCGCGGCCTTCGCCTCGTTGCCAACGGCGTTAAATATTGTCCGCACAACCGCCTCGGTGTTGCGATAGACGAGCCGTAGCGCCGAGTCGCGGTAATTCTGTGTTTTTGTACCGACCAGTTCGCGAAGCATCTGCGCGGGCGTGAGGCCGTTGATAATGCCGTTCCGCATCGTGTAGATGATCTGGTCAGAGGCCAGCCCGAACACTTCCTCCAAAAAGTCCCGTGTGCGTTTGCCGTTGAGGACGTTCGACAGTGCGGCGCGTTGGATCGCGGCGATTGACGGTTTGGCAAACTCTGCCCCGACGGTCACGCTGGTAAGTGCGGCGATGTTGTAGTTCGTCTCAACGACGGCCAGCGGTTCGACGCGTCGACGCGGTCGAGGACGGACTGTCTGACGGGGTATAGGACCTCGTTGGCGAGGGTGCGGAGTTCACGCAGGTACGCCTCCATCCCGACCGTTGATCCGGGGGCGGTGCGGATCTTGTCTTCCAGCGCATTGATCGCATTGCGTAACGCCTGGACGATGACGATCACCTCGCCGTTGGCATAGCGTTCGAGCTGTACCTGGTGGCGGGTGTTGAGTTCGACTAGGCGGTCAGTTGTTGACATGGGTTATACCCGGTCGTACGTCGCCTCGAAAATATCCAGCTTGCATGGGTAAATTTCACCTTTAACCCCAATAATAAGCATATCGTTAGGCGTCATGTTGTGCTCCCCTTCTAACGTTTGGATCAAGTACTGCTCGTCATTACAATGCGTTATATTGTACCCATTAATTGAAAAGGCCCAAGGCACCCCTTCGACGAGGCTTTCTGCGTTTTGTTTTCCGTACTCGATAAACTCGTCCCACGTAAGCGCTTCAATAACTACGGGTTTCTTTCTATACTGTGCCATGCTTAATCCTTTTTAATAGCTTGTTGCAGCATCGCCTCATAGTCGCGTAGCAAAGCTTTAGCCGCATCAGGCAACGTGACCCGCCGGAGGACGTCTTGCACTTCGGCGAGTTTCTTTGTGAGTTTTTTCGTGTTATCAGGTTTATGCTTGCGGAACCACATCAGTTTGCCCTCCGATCAGTCCTGTAGATAGTTCTTCCTCTTTCTCAGCGACCGCCTCGTCAAAATCCCGGCTCGCCGCGACCCAGCCTTTTTTCTTCATCGCGTCGAAAGCGTCCATCTTGGTAAACGGCAGGTCGCTGTTCATAAGTTCGATCAAGCCGCGTGCGATGTTTAGGTCGATTGGCTGCTCGAAGAACTGTTTGTTTGTCTCAAATGTGATATCGCCGTCCAGCCCCTCGAAAAACGCCATCTCGGTCATGACTTTCTCCATCAGGTCGTCCACGTTGTTCGCCAGGTTCTGCATGACCGACACTTCAGAGCCGTGCTTAATGCGTGCGGCCTCCGCCGTTTCGTTCTGTGCTTTGTTGACGATGAGCCGCGCGCCCATGTCAATCATCATCTCCCGTTTGCGATCAAGTTCCGACGCGAGGGCGGAGTTGGCTTCAATCTGGAGCAATTCGGCTTTACCGCCGATCTCCGTCTCAATCACAGCGCCAACGCCCAGGTAGACGTTTTTATCGTCGCCACGGGTTCGCAGGCCGCTGACGTGTGGGGTTGCTTGGCCGCATTGGAAAAGGTTTTCCTCCCAGTCCGCCGAGTTGCGGAAGTGGGCGAAGTTCACATCGGCGAGTGGGAGCATGGGTGACGCGTCAATGATCGGGTCGTTATTCGTAGCCCCGCCAAAGTAAAACGGGATGTGGTCGAAGGTCTGGCCGGCTTTGGTTCGCGGGGTGATTAGTTCTTCATCCGGGCGATACTCGATCCGGGTGGTCGTTGTGCGATTGAGGAAACCGGACGTACCTTTAATCTCGACAGGCCGGTAAACTTGCTGGGTGTAAACGCCGTCGGTCAAGCGGAGAACACGGTAAATCGTTTCCTCTTCGGTCTCGAACTCGTCCACATCAACCGTTTCGCCCTCTTTCAAAACCACACGGCTCAGACGGCGCACACCGCCCACCATCTCGTCGGCCCATGAAATAATCGACTCTGCGGGGTACGTGGTCACATAAGATCGGATCGCCCCGGCATTCTCCTGGGCTTTGCTGATCTCGCCAGTTGTGGCTGGGTAATCGACCAGAACGCCAACGCGCCCGATGTCGAGCATCTCTTTGCCGACGCGCTTGGCGAACTGGACTGCGGAAAGCCCGCCACCGTTGATATTGTCGACGATAAAGTCGGCGGGAGCTTCGACGTTCGGGTCTTCACGGAAGAGTGAGCCAATCAGGCCCGTTGAGGTTTGGGCGGTGGCGGCAAGCCACACGGCCCGTAAAAAATATTTGGAGTATCTATTTGCTGCTTGGGTTACGTCCGTTCCGGGTGCGGACGGATCGGGTAGATAGTCTTTTGCTCGTTCTTTAAATTCATCTTTGCCACCAATGGCGTCTCGGACACGTTGCCAACGCGGCGCGTGTTCTAAATACTGGTCGTTAGGTGTTTCAACTGCCATTTTGGTAAGCCTTTATACATACAAGGGCCCGAAGGCCCGTTGCTAAGGAGTTAGGTAGGCGGGAGCTGCAACCGCCGTGAGGGTATTATATCATAACTCGGTTAGGGTGTAAAGGCTTGAGCCAGAGCCAGGTAGCCGTTTAGGACGAGTACCCTTTCTACAACTAGATAAAACGCCCAAGGTGGAAATACTAAAGAAAATAAAGTGCTCCAAAAGCCAGCTGCAACCACAACGCCTGCGATCCACCAGAAGATAAGGACCAAGTTAACCAAGTGTTTCATCTCAAGCCGCCAGCGGACCATTTGCCAAGCTTCGTACTGCTGCGTACAACGCTCACCGAAACCGCGTTTACCGCCGCCATTAACAAAATTCCAATCCCACCCATATTGTCAAAAGCGAAATAGAACGAAGCGATTACGGGCAGGATAGGCGCTACTATGACCAGCGCTTTGGCTGTTCTTAATCTTGTCATCTCTTAAATCACGCTTGTTAATTTGAGCAGGTACTCGGCCCATGCTTTGGCATCTTCTTCAGTTTGGTGGATTAGACCACGTTTAAGAAGTTCATACTCATATGGCCCGCCCTCCCATCGTCCATGATTATCTGCGTACCCTCCGTCGGAAGCTAGGTTTACTACAAAGTAAGTTCTCAGGTCATCTAGTTCTTTAGCCTCCAGCGCAGGTTGGGGAAGCACGGCTCCATCCCCCATCAGAACGGGATTATGTAACGCCTGCTCAAAGGTAGTACCAGATTCTGCAATTGCCTTGCACGCATCGGAAAAGGAGTTTAAAACTCGTGGATTGCGGCGGTATTCTGTACCAGCCCGCCATTCAGGATGGCCTGTTAACTGGTACCAAGTATCAGTATAATGCCGCCCCCGCCGCTCCCACCGCTCCCAAGGGCGGTCAATCTCCGCAGCATCTTGCGCGTAGAGTGCCATCAGTTCGGCGTGGGGGTGGCCTTTTGGCTCTTCGCACATTCCGTTTGTTCGGATGAATAGGTCGGCGTAGACCTCATTACAGGGTTCCCCTTTTCTGTCGTACCCGATAACCTCATACATCTCCCCCCCAAAGCAATTCAGTTCTACCGTTACAAATATAAGACGGCACTTCTTGGCCACCTCAAAAGCTTGTTTACTATCATTACAGTGTACTATTACTCCCATCCTCTATCTCCTTAATTGATTTTACACATTTTAACCAATTCGGCCCGCTTTGTCAAGAGCCGTAATTTGCAACTAGACGCGCCCCAATCGCCCGGTTGGCTATCGGCCATTCGTAATCGATGAAATACCCGACCGCTGTTGTGATATGCTGGAACTCGCTGTCCGCCTCTTGGAATGTAGAGCCTTTTTTAAGTAACGGCATTTTGACGGGTTGACGTAGAAACTGACCTCGCCCATAGCGTTCCGCACTTTAGCCCTAACGGCATTCTGTCGGTCTTTGATCGCCGGGGCAGAGGATTTAACGCGGCGCGTGACCGTCCAGCCGTTGGCGCGTAGCAAGTCTTCCATCTGGGTATAGTCCGACGCGTGGCCGTGTTTTTCGCCAGCTCGCCCTGCCGGATCGCCGTAAATGAAAACGTGCTTATTCTTATGGGAAGTGTAGCGCTCGATAAACTCCCGCGCCGAGTTCTCCGTCGTCGCGCTCTCCAGGACGATTTCATCCAGGGCGAAGATTTTATCATTACGCAGCACAGCGATCCCGCTGGACATAGGCGTGAAGTTAAAGTCGTGAAACCACAATAGCCGCTCGTGCGGTTGGATCGTCTCGGTGGTGTGGTTGGCCGACGAGTAGTCTTCATAAATCCGACCCGTCGCCGTCTCGAAGCTGGCCTCATACTCCTGTTTGAACTGCCGGTCCGACATTTGCCGCTTTGCCGCTTCGATCCGGTCGGCGGGTAGAATCTCGCTCGACTTCCAATGGTAAAAGCCCCACTCCGGATCGTTTGACGTCTGGGCGTAGACGGCCATATCGTAGTAGTGGTTAAGGCCGTCTGGCACCCCGATCAGCCAACACCACGCCTTGTAGTCTGGTCGTGTGGGGTTGAACGTGTCGAGGGCTGGGCGGATGTGCGCTTCCCATGCCTCGGGTTTAATGTCTGCTATCTCGTCGATTATGCCGCCGCTCCAAAACGTCCCCTCGATCCGCTCCGGCTTATCAAGACCGATCAATTGGATCGAAGTGCCGTTCTTAAAACGCACGAGCAATTCGGTTTCCATTGGCCGCCCGTCGATGAACGCGTCGGGACTTAGCCGCTTTATATCTTCCCAATAAATCTTTTTGACCTGATCACGCGTCGGGGCGGCAATAAAATAGCTCTCGTCTGGATGGCGTAGTGCCTCTTTGACGATATATCGCTTTGCACGCTCCGTTTTGCCGCTACGCCGTCCCGCCGGTACGACTTTAAAGCGCCGCGCTTCTGAGATGAGGCGGATCTGCTCGGGGTGGTCAATAAGTTTATACCACCGCTTCGCCTCAATCGGGGAGAGCATCCGCCACCGCTTTCATCACCTCGCCCTCCGATAGGTACTGCGTGGTGCTATTCTGCTGCACGGCGATTTGAGTCTGCGATGTAATATCCTTACCCTTAAGCAGTTCTTTACCGCGGTATGCAGCATCGAGGACATCCTTGTAGTCGCCGCCCATCATGCCAACTTCCCTAAGCTCTTGCATGCCTTGACCGATTCCGACCTTTTCAAGCTTCTTTCCACTGTCTACCAAGCCTTCAAGCTTTCGCATCGTCTTAATGACGAGCCGCCCGGCCCTAATATCAAAGTCGGTTTCAGTACGCACACGGTCGTATAAAGCCGCGGCGGTTTTGGGGTCTTCTTCCTCTAATTGCCCGAAACTCCCCGATACTTGCTCTAAATCGCTCATAGCTTTAATTGCGAGCCCTGATACCTTCCATTTCTTCTCAGCGATCTTATTATCAAGGGTCTTGGTCGGAATCCGATACCGCCGACACAGCTCGGGCTTTGGGACGCCCGCTTTAAAATCATGCTCAATATCGTCCCATTGGTATTTACTGGGCCGCCCGCCGACTTTAGCCATTTACTCCACCTCGTAATAAACGTCGAAGTCGGCCCGAAGCATAGCTACGCCGTCGCCGTTGCGCCCACCCTCAAACCGAAGCATGACCATAGGCTCCTCAAGTTCGGTCTCCGGCCAGTACCACGTATGCTCGCTTATGATAACAGCCCTATGGGAATGGCTGTCCCCTTTACGCTTGTAGCGAACAGGCAAGGCCTCAAACTCATAGAATCGATTGCTGGCCCTAACCAGGTTTTCCCCTATGCTGACCTGGTACCGATCCCGGATAACGTCTTTCAAATCCTCATACGACTCCACAACCTCTGACGACCCCGTCGCCTTGTCAATTAACTCGTATCTCAAATTGAACTCCTTCAAATTGCCAAATTATACCACAACCAAACCACACCCCGCAATAACCCCGCGAACCCCCGGACGCTCGGGGTAAGCTAATTTGGGTCTATACCTTACTCTATTACCTATTTACCCCTTATACCCCTTAAAATAGGTAAATTGGTGGCTAGTAAAAGTGGTATGGGTAATTATATAATAGTAAAATAAATAATAATGTAGCACTAAAATAGCTATAGAGTAAAAAAGTCCGGTGTTTGGGGTAAACTGCACACAAACCGTTTCTACGACTGACTTCCCGCACCTACCCCGCCGAATTGACAAAAGGGTATAAAAAAGGTATAATTCATTCAAAAAGGGGTTATTATGCCAAAACGCTACCCGTCTGGGTCCATCTACCCCCACGACATCGAAATTGCAAAGGCCGATCGTAAGCCTCAGTACTGGTCCGAAATCGAATGTCCTGTGTGCCATCGGAAGACTGAGGGTTGTACTAGACGTTTTACAAAAACAGAGGAATGCGTGGAATGCCGACGTCTGGACACCGTTGATTTTTACAACATCGTGATGCATGGACGCTATCTATATAGAGAAGGGTCCGACTGGTTTATTGACGGTACATGTACCGACTTTAGCAAACCCCGTAAAATCGAGCCGCCAATCGTTGAGAGATTTGTCCAGTACTTAAAGGACCTGGAGATTGCAGATATAACCGACACCCGCATCGCCGCGACCGGACCCTGCGCTCCAGACTTTGATCTACAGCAAAAGTTTGATAATTGGACGGGGGCCCCCATTTATCGCCGCCCCGCCCCACCAAAGACCGACACAGGACGCAAAGTAACCGCCGAGGCTCTGTTAATGTCCGAACAGCCCGACATCGTCCTATCCCGCGACGAAGCCCGCGCCATGGGACTCAAAGTCTTCCGAACCGGCAAACCGTGCAAACACGGCCACACTGGATTTCGCTACGTCAGTACGAAAGGATGTATCCAATGCCTCAAAGAGAACTCGTGATCGGGCTGTGGTTGTTCGGCTGGTTTGCGTTGTACTCTGAGGCCGAACGCCGTAACAAAAACGTTAAACGCATACAACGACGGGTTAAAGCCGCACTGGCCGAAGCGACGGAAGCGGATAGGGATGCCGCACTCACTACATATAAGGACATCATTTACCAAGTGGATTCTGGAGTTACAATCAAGCCAGCTAAGGTCGTAGCAGCCACCCTGCATCACTCCGGACGGGTATGCGGCATCGATCCGGAGTGGGCGCGCCGTTTGGCCAGATCGGAGGGTGAGGGATGCATGGTTCATAGCCTTGGGGTTGCTCGTAGATTTCTGGAGGCTCTAGATGGGCGTGCATAAGTTGCCAGTCCCGTCGCGCGGGGAATTGGAAAAGCGGTATTTAGTAAATCGTGAGTATGTTAAGGACATGGCCCTTGCGTATGGGGTCAACGTCAAGACAATGGAGCAGTGGCTAAAAGACTACGGCCTCCACAAGCCCCGGGCGGCCAAAGACCTGCCTCGCGTGCACTGCCCTACCTGCGGTAAAGAGTTTCAGGCAATGAAGAGCCGCCGCGGGTACTGCTGTAAGCCCTGTGCCCAACAGGCCCGCGTGGACGAAATGAATACCGCCCGCCGTAAGCCGGCACCCCCAAAGGCGCAACTCGAAGGGCGGTATACCTCTGATATAATGGCGGAGTTTAAAGTCTGCTCCGCAACGGTTTACGCCTGGCTACGTATACATGGCATTACGGCTACCCACCCAGAGCTACCAATACCACCAAGGGAGCAGCTGGAAGGCAAGTCCCAACCGGTTTTGGCTGAGGAATTTGGCGTTAGCATACCAACGATCCGCAAGTGGCGGAAGCATTACGGGTTACTCCCGCTGCCGAGGGATCGTAAGGCGGGGGCGGAGGATAAAAAGCCGCGTAAGTGTAAGCCAAAGCGCCCACGGGAGGTTAAGGCCCGTATCGCAAAGCCCGCGCCGGTCAAAACAAAATGCATAATCCCTGAACGCCCGGCGCAGCGCGCCATGACCCAGGAGGAAAAAGAACGCAAAATGATTGAGGATTGGTTACGTGATAACCCCAGGGTTTGACTTGCCGCCGTTGTGGCGGCAAGTCGGTATTGTGAGAAGGTGTTTAAACTTGACCCTAAACGCCCGATTGAGATCAAATCGTCAGAAGTTAAAAAGAACCGGTGATGTATAATTCTCTAACCTACGCCAAACCTCTGCAAGCACGTTTGGCTTTTATTTAGTTAAATTAGGCACGCGCGTATCAGCGTTTCATACTCTGTTTTACATACATCTTTAGCTCCTTCCAAACTGGAACCTCCGTAAATCCATTCGCCCCAAGGTGACTCGTCTATGCAAAAAGCGTCGTCTTCTTTCCATCCCTTCCACGTTATTAAGAACCGACCAAAAGGCGTAATCCCTATAACGTAGTCATAACTTACCTGCTCATTCGGTGGTAGTTTTTCGGTCCAAGCTATTTCTTTTATTCTATCCATTACGCCTTCTCCTTATCTTCCAACATCCCCTGATCAACCTCATACTGCCGCACGACCTCAGCCGCGCTGCCGATAAGATGATGAGGGCTGTCTTTATGAATAAATAACCGTGGCTTCCCACCGCCGTCGGTCATCGTGCCATTATTAACCCGGCCGTCATGCAGCGACGGGTGGTAATCGTAACCAAGCGTCTTAAGCATCTCACGGCGTTTATTGGCAGGCACTTTACCATCCATCCGCTTCGACACTAGGAAATTGGTCAACGCGATACTGCTGATCCAACCGCCCCGCATACCAGGCACACTTCCGTTTGATACGGCTTCGATGATCTCATACTCCACGGTACCCATTGACAGGCTGACCGCTTCCTCAGTACTGGAGGTTTCAGGGGCACGCCCGCCAAGAGCCGGGTTAAATTCGTCAATGATTTTGTAGGCGTGTAAAAACTCAGATACACAGGCATACCCGCCCGACTCCAACCAGCCGTATAGCTTGTTAAAATATGCCCAGTCCATCCCGTCCCGCACCAGGTCGTCTTTAGTTTGCTGTGCGGTGTAGAATACTGCGAAACGCCGGTCATCGATTGTCTTACGAATAGCGTCCTTATGGTTACTGTTAAGGATAAAATTGGCACAGGCGTCCGCCATCACTTGATCGGTTTGCATCGCACGTCTGGCAAGCCTTTTCTCTGTGATCATTGGTTTTAGTATTTCAAGGATCTCTCGTTTATGCTCTGGCACGTAAACGTCCTCAATACCGATTAGCAACTTGTCAAAAAGCCAAGCATTAAATTTCTCGTCAAGTTCCTGGGCGCGTGGCCGGTGGGTATAACGCTCCCCGACCGCCGCCGCGGTGCATTCAGTCAAAAGTGACTTACCGTTCCCAGGCACCCCTTGGAATAGTGGGGCCCATTTAAACTTAACCCCTTTATACTGCACACACGCGGCCATATAGGATAACGCAATCGTGCGGTCACGCTCTACTGGAAGTATCTTAGCCAGGTGCTCAAGGAACAACGTCACATCTCCGATCTGTCGGTTAACTGGCACCTGGACGTACACGTTACAAAGCCGCCGCCCCTCCTCCGCCACGATCGCCCCCGATGGCAAGTTCGGACGGAAACACGACGAAGCGGCGCGCGGGAACACTACCATTTGCCCCTCGGTAAATACTTCCCACGCTTTGCGGGTCGTCTTGCCGTCGGTATTCATCTGGAAGTCAAAACCCCCATACGTTGCGTTAAACTGCTCCGACTTGAGAAGCGCTCCCGACGGTGTGAATATTCTGTGAATATCTTGGATGTAAACACACCCTTTAAATATCTCGACCAAGTGATCAGGCGAAGCGTACTTCCACGCGTCGGTAATGATCGGGGTGCTATCAACGGTCACCTGTGCCGGAGCTGTAAAGTCCGTATCGATCCAAAACTTAGCCGAGTCTTTGGTCTTTGCTACTTCCGGCAGCGTGTTGATCACCTCGGCCCGTTTGCGTTCGGCAAGCGCCACTTGTGCATCCGAAGCCCCCTTAATGGCGGGCAGCTCCGGGTCCGCTTCGACGCGCTGGCTATAAACGGTCGTCTGCAAGCTGCACGCGTTGAGAATGGTGCGGTGCAGATAGTCTTCCCGTTCCCACTTATCACGCACGAGCCCTGACTGCAACATGAGCCGCTTGATCCGTTCGCAGTCCTTACCAGTCCAGAACGCCAAGTGTGCCGCCAGGGCCATATCCGCCGCAGAGGCATCATAAGCCCGCAACCCGTGGTCGTCTGGAAAAGAGTGTCCGAGTTTATCTTCATCGGCGTGCCATAAATCTGAAAAGTTTACTTTATTTGAGAAGGCCGAACCCGCACTTACTGTTTTAAGGGCTTTTTCAATCAGCTCTTCATCGGTCAAATTGGCGGTATATCCTTCGACTGGTTCTTTCGTCCACCCGTCTGATTCGCCTTGAATTTTTGGCGGGAAATATTGAGGAATGAAGGCGGCTAAAACCGCGGTGCAGTCTTTAGCGGCGTCTCCGTATGCGGAAGTTCCGGTCAGGGCCACAAAGCGATCCGAGGTGTAGAACTGCGCGCGTAGCGCTTTGTTATCGCATCCGTGGTCTGGGACTTTACCCGTTCCGAAGATGTGCAAACCTTCGCCGGATTGACTTATTTCCACATACGCCCCGTTAAACGCTGTAAGTACCTGCAACGCTTCAGGAGTCCAGTTGCTACGATCAAGCAGCGCACAATGGTCCAAGTCCACAAAAAAGAACGGATCGGTCTCTGTAAACACAAAGCCAATTTGGCCCCGGTACGCTTCGGCCTGCTCGGCGGTCATCCAGTTTGCCGGATCGTGCGCGTCGCAGTTATGTCCTGTGATATGGTTGATCGGCAGTTTGCCGTCCCGCGCTATAAATTGCGCGTAGGTTCTGAAAGCGGCGGGGATCATTTATTATCCAGCAGCCACTGGGCGGCCTGCACTACCCCGGCCGGTTCGTTTTCAGAGTTAAATGTCTTCTCGTGCGAGTGCCATTCTCTGGCGTCATCATAAAATTTAAGGATACCTACCTCCCAATCGCCGTAGTAATTCGTCGACTCGATGGCGTATCCCATAGATTTAATAAACTCTTTACATTGGGACATAAAGTCCAAGATTGATATGTTCCGTTTTTTATTTGTAGAATTTAAGAAACAGTATCTTATTGCTTTTCTATTTTGAACAAAGTCTAAAGGGTACGCGGCTCTACCTAATACCGCACTTAACAGCTCTTTACTTGGAATCGTTTGCATCTCACACCCCCGCCAGATACTCAACCGCCCGCGCCTTCAACTCTTCCGGCGCGTCGATCGCATATTTGTCCTTTGCTGCAAGGCCCTGGGCCACCACTTCGACAACCTCAGCCGCCACGGCCTGACGGATAACCGCCCGTCGCAATTGCTTCAACGTGCCAAAATGCGCCCCGACGTGTTGCGGAGTGAATCCGGACGCCTCGGCCACGTCCTTGATGCGGATATTGTGATAGCCTTGGCTCTTTGCGAGCTCAACCGCCACGGCAAGCATCCGGCGCTTCGTGTCTTTCGGATTGGCGGCACGGCGCCGTTGACGCGGACGGATACCCCCGTCATAGGTCAGCATCGCGTAATAATCGCTCCACGTCATACCGACCAGCGCTTTAAATGTACCCTGAGAGATACCCGCTCTCGCACACACTTCCTCACGGGTCAGATTTTCCACACCCTTCTCGGCGGACAGCTCCGCCACGGCTTTCTCAATTCGTTTCATTATCTAACTCCTTATTTGCTGTTGGTATTATACTAAGATACGACTTAATAAACAAGGTCGCTACTTCCGCGTTGATCGCGTTGCCGTAGGCGCGTAGTCGTCCCACTCTGGCGGGAGCCCCATCAACCAGCGGGAATGTGCCGGGTCTAACTGGCCGCCACTTTCCATCCCGGCAGAAGAGCCAGTCAGCATCTCGCCAGAAGCCGTTAGTCGGGCGGGCTGTGGGTTGTCCTTCAAGTGCAGTATGTCCTCTGTCAGGTATCCGCTCGTCCGGTTTGTGGCTATGCGGCTGGGCCGTATCTGCTTTCGGTCTACTACATCCATGCAGTTCGGCGTCGGCCAACCCGCTAACTGGGCCATCTGAGTATTTCCGGTTTGCGCCAGCCGCCCAGTCTCTTTGTCGTAGGCTCTTTCCCCGCCCTTCCACGGTGTCCCGTCCTTGCAAACTAATCGATCTAGCATAATCCCCGGGTCGTGTGCTGCAGGCGTCTTCCAACCCGCCATAGCCGCCTGCCTCGGTAGCTGGTCCAGCCGACTCCGCCCGTCCGGGCGCTCTGTAGCCATCCCCGGCGTGTCCTTCCAGTCCCGTGTCGAAGGAGTCACCCAGCCGCTCGGCCACGAACCACAATCTTTGTCGGATGTGCGGAGCACCGACGCCCGCAGCGCAAAGATCGACCGCCGCATTGGCGTAGCCCGCTCCTTCCAGGTCAGTTTGTACAAGGTCGAGCCAACCGAGGCCGTCTTTGCTTGCAACCTGTTCGCCAAAGACCGTTTCAGGTCGGCACTGCGTGATAAGGTGGTACCAGTGTGGCCATAGATGCCGCTCGTCAGCAAACCCAGCTTTTCCGCCTGCGCTGCTGAAAGGTTGGCAGGGACAAGAGCCTGTCCAAACTGGTCGATCGTCAGGCCACCCAGCCCGTCGCAAGGCG